TGGTGACCCCAGACAACAAGGAACCCGTTATCAACAAGAGTTTGGTTATAAGACTATAGATGAACTTATAGCGGAGTTTAACGCTAAGAATAAAACTAACAAAGTAACAAAGAAAGCCATAGACCTCACCAGAGAATTAACTGACGCACAGAAACAACAAGTGGCTATAGCTGATAGTGTCTCTGGAGCCTTTGGTGACTTCTTTATGGGTCTAGTAGATGGAACTACATCAGCTAAAGATGCCTTTAGATCTATGGCTGCTGACATCATACAACAGCTTTACAGGATACTTGTTGTTGAACAGCTAGTACAATCTATCAAAGGTGCTGTTACAGGTGCTTTTGCTCCTGCTTCCGCTGCTGGTACTGAAGGCACTGTAGCCCCACCTAGAAAACCTACAAAAATATTTGGTAAATATGAGGGCGGTGGATACACAGGATCAGGACCAAGATCAGGTGGCTTAGATGGTAAGGGTGGCTTCATGGCTATGCTACACCCTAGAGAGACTGTCGTAGACCACACTAAGGGTCAGTCTGCTGGAGGTACAGTAGTAAACCAAGTATTCAATATCTCAGCCAATACATCAGACGATACTAAGAGACTTATTACTCAGACAATAGCACAAGCCTCACCAGCTATCATCAATCAGTCCGTAGGTGCAGTTATGAACCAAAGACGTAGAGGTGGTGCAATGAAATCAGCATTTGGATAAATCATGGCTATAAGTTACCCTCTTAATACACCTACAACTATTGGCATAGAGAGTATTGAACTACGTGCTGTAAATGCTGTAGCTGTCTCTCAGTCTCCGTTTACATATAAGCAACAGGTTATTTCCCATCAGGGTCAAATCTGGAGTGCCTCAGTCAGTATTCCCTCAGTGCGTAGAGATCTAGCTGCTGAGTGGAAAGCCATGCTAGTAGCTCTTAAGGGTTCTGTAGGTACATTTCTACTGGGTGACCCTGATTATGTTACACCTAGAGGTACAGTAAGTGGCACTCCTACTTTGTCAGGTACAGCAGGGGATAGCACAGTTTCAGTTACTATGACAGGTACTCTACTAGCTGGTGATTACATTCAGTTGGGTACAGGCTCTGCTGCTAGACTACACCAAGTATTAGTAGATCAGAGTGGTAGTGGTAACTTAGAGATCTGGCCTGACTTAAGAAGTACATATTCAGGTGAGACTGTAATCTACAGTAGCCCTAAAGGTGTATTTAGACTTGGCAATAGTACTACTTCTTGGTCGATAGACAATGCTAGTTTCTATGGTATATCTTTTGAAGCTATAGAGGCTCTACAATAATGTCGAGAGTTCTGCCTACAACAATAGTTGATGCACTAGATGATAATGTAATCTACCCCTTCTTTGCTGTTGAGATGAACTTTGATGGTGATGATGTCTTGCGTCTATGGACAGGTGTAGGTACCCTTACTTTTGATGGGGTTTCTTGGACAGGTGCTGGAACTCTATTAGGCATATCTTCTGTTGAAGAAACTACAGAGACCGCTGCTAAAGGGGCTGACATTACTATTACAGGTTTACCTTCTGAGGTATTAGCTTTAGCTCTTAGTACTCCCTATCAAGGTAGAACCTGTAAGATATACTTTGGTATGTTCGCTAAGGGTTCTCTACAGAAAGAAAGTTCTAACTTCATTCTCCTAGAGGATGGCTCACGTATTGAACTAGAGGATAGGTCAACTGGTCTAACTGAGATATTTACTGGTTACATGGATCAGATGAATGTATCTGAAGATGCACAGACAGGAACTATCCTAGTTAAAGTTGAGAACAAGTTGATTGATTTAGAGAGAGCTAGAGTTGCTAGGTATACTGCTGAGTATCAAAGGTCCAGAAATATAACTGGTGCAAGTACAGATGCTGGGTTTGACTTTGTAGCTAGTATGCAAGACCAGAAACTTGCTTGGGGTAGGAGTTCAGAAGGTTAATGTCTTTCTTTGGTATAGAAATTGATTTATTAGATAAAGACGCTGGTCTTGGGGCGATTATAACTGCTGGTGTTATAATTGGCTTACATTACATGACAGGTGGGGCTAGTACAGCTTTTCTTGGTGGTCAAGGTGCAAATGTTTATGCTGTTGCCGCTACTTATGGTGGACTACAATACGGAACAGCCGTATTAACTAAAGCCTTAATCCCACAAGAAAAGTTAAAAGGTGGTGATCAAGGCTACCTAGTGACCCAAAGAGGCTCAACTATGCCTCACCAGATTATCTATGGTAAAACTAGGATAGCTGGTGGAATAGTCTTTCAAGGGGTTACAGACAACAACAAATACTTACACACTGTGTTAGCTTTTGCTGGACATGAGATAGAAGATTTTGAAGCTATATACCTTAACGATGAAATAGTAACGTTGACTGGAAATGAAGTTACTGATGCAGGTAACGATAATGTATATGGTAAGTTTTATGCAAAAGAGGGAAGACCAGCAGTACGGATTGTTAAGAAATTAGGAACAACTACACAGACTGCTGTTACCTCTTCCGATTTAGGTGGCATAGCTCCCCCATCAGAATGGACTACAGATTGTAAGTTATTAGCTACAGCTTACCTTTATGTTGTTTTAGAGTATGCTGCTGATGTATTTCCTAATGGCGTTCCAGAAGTAACAGCTATAGTCAAAGGTAAGAAGGTATACGACCCTCGTACAAGTACTACAGCTTGGTCTGACAACCCAGCCTTATGTTTAAGAGACTATATTACATCTGGCAAAGAGGGTACGAATACTACAATCTACAACTACGGTATCGGTGAGGATATTGAGAGTGTAGATGATGATCTTGTAACTATAGCCGCCAATGTCTGTGACTATTTAAATTATCCTACCTTGTCAGGTGGAACTAGGTTCTCTCTTAACGGAGCATTTACCGTCAACACCACTCCTTACGATGCCATCCAGAATTTGTCTACTTCTATGGGTGGATTACTGTGGTATGCTCAAGGTAAGTGGAGAATGAAGCCAGCTTACTACACAAGTCCAGTCTTAGATCTTAATGAGGATGACCTAAGATCAGGTATATCAGTTGGCACAAGACATTCACGTAGAGATAACTTCAATGTGGTTAAAGGAACATTTAGAGGACCAGAGAGTGACTATCAGCCATCTGATTTCCCTCAAGTACCTATCCTTAACTCAGCTACTTATGATGCACTCTTAGCTGCTGATGGTGGTCAAGAAAGTGTTATTGATGTACAGTTACCTTTTACAGATAATACAACTGAAGCTAGACGTATTGCTCTTGTAACACTTGAGCGCAATAGACAGCAACTTACTGTACAAGCTGCATTCGGAATGAAAGCCTTTCAAGTACAAGTGGGAGACATCATACGTCTTACCAACACTAGGTTAGGTTTTGATAATAAAGAATTTGAGGTTGTTGCTTGGGGCTTTGGATTAGCGGGTGAATACGATATTCAAGTAAATATGACCCTAAGAGAAATAAGTGAATCTGTCTTTGATGAAGTCTCCGATGGTGCAGTATACGAGAGTGACAACACAACCTTACCATCGCCTTTTGATGTGCCACCTGTAGCTGTAGCCCTCACTCAAGAGTATAGAATTATCAATGAGCATGTAACTAACGTACTTGTAGTTAATGTATCAGCTACGGCCTTTGAACGTGTAGACTACGTTGAGGTAGAATTTAAGAAGTCTACAGACACAGACTATAGTGTCTTAGGCACAGGTGACTTAGGTAGATTTGAGATCTTAGACATTGAGACACCTCTAGCTGGTGCAGCAGGTACTATAGTCTATGATGTCAGAGCTAGAGCTATTAATGCCTTTGGTATTAAGGGTGCATTTACAGACGCACAGAAGACTGTAGAGGCTGATACTGTTGGTCCATCTGCTCCATCTACCTTTGAAAAGCAATTATCTGGTGGTACTCTATTCTTTGCTTGGACTGCTTCAACTGACTTTGACTTGTCGTATTATAAACTATGGCATAGCTCATCAACTACAGCTACATTCACAGATGGTTCAGCCCAAGTCATAATTAATAAGGTAGCTAGACCAGCGACATCAGTAGCCTACCCAGCTATCTCAGGAACATTCTTTATTGAACCCTATGATAAGTCAGGTAACGAAGGTACTGTAGCTTCTGTTGTTGTTCTACCATCTGAGTTACCTGAGTTAGGTACATCACAGACTGACACTGAGAACCCAAGTTTCGCTGGCGCTAAGACTAACGTAGCTGTAGCTACAGGGCCAGACCCTGATGAATTAAGACTGTCTAGCTTTGCTACTGCACCCTCTACAGGTACATATGAGTTCACAGGATACTTAGACACAGGCTCAACTAGAACTGTAAGGGTATCAACTAACTTAACCTCTACTAGGCATCATGCTAATGCTTCTGGGGGATTAGTAAATTGGGATGACATACCTAACAACTGGGATACTTGGCCTAATAACTGGGACGATTGGTCAGATGAGGATCAACCCTATGGTGACTTCAGTACAACTGTTTATGTAGCTGCAACTAATGATGACCCTGCTGGTTCTCCTACATGGGGAGCTTGGCAGATAGCGGCTGGTGAACTCACAGGCAGAGCATTTAAATTCAAAGCTGAACTCGACAGTACCAGCAACAACGTATCACCAAGCGTAAGCGTCTTGGAAGGGATAGTGGAATACTAATATGGCACAACACGACTACAATATAGCTAACCAAACAGCAGCTAATGCTAGAACCGACATTAACAACGTCCTATCAGCTATAGCTACAAACAACTCAGGATCATCTGCCCCTAGCACTACCTTTGCTAATATGTGGTGGTATGACACAAGTAATAACATCTTAAAGATTAGGGCTGAAGGTAATGATGCTTGGATCTCTGTAGCTTACCTAGACCAGACAGGTGATAACTTCCGCATCCTAGATGACACACAAGTAGTAAACACTTCTGGCACTCAGACTGGCCTACTAGGGGATCAAGCTACAGCCACATGGGAAACTGGAACAGGTACTATTGAGAGTCTTGTGTCACCAGCTAAGGTAGCTGCATCAGCAACTGAGGTTGTAGGTGATTATGCTTTGGGTGTCGGTCAAACGTGGCAAAACATGACATCCAGTAGGGGTTATAACACGACATACCAAAATACTACAGGTAGACCTATATGTGTAAATGTTACAGGTCAGCCAAACACTGGCAGTACTATAATTTTGGACGTATCTCCAAACTCGAACATGAGTAGTTCAATACAATTAGGTGGTCAAAAAGATGTTAATGGTCAAACCTCTATTAGTGCAATAATTCCCAATAACCAGTATTACGAATTATCTGCGAATAATGCGGCGTTGACTATTTGGGCAGAACTTAGATAAGGGATAAGGAATAATAAAATGGCAGATCAAAAGATCTCAGAATTAACGGCCCTTACTGGGGCTAACGTAGCTGACGATGATGCTATAGCTATTGTAGATACATCAGCAACTGAAACTAAGAAGATAGTCTTTAGTGAACTTAAGAATGCCCTAGATACCGCAACTGGCTTTGTCAGGATAACTGGCGATACCATGACGGGTGATCTTGCGTTATCTGGTGCTGATGTAACCTTTGGCGACAACGACAAAGCCATTTTCGGCGCTGGGTCTGACCTACAGATTTACCATGATGGGTCGCATAGTTATATTAGTGATCAAGGTACGGGCCGTTTAAAAATATTTGCTACTGACTTGGAGATAAATAACGCTGGAAATACAGCAAATTACATCCAAGCATTTGATGGCGGCGCTGTTCAATTATTTTACAACAACAGCCAAAAACTCGCCACCACCAACACAGGCGTAGACATTACGGGTACTTTGACCAGCGATGCTGCTGGGTTTTATCAATCTTCAGGAACAAGCCAGCTTAGAGTTGGTGCTGATGATGCCTATAACTGGAATATAAGTAGAGATAATGTTTCAACTGGTGGGCTGCAAATACAAAGTAAAGATGCAGCAGCAGATGTTACTCGTGCTTTTTTTGCGCTCAACGGAGACATCAGCTTCTACGAGGACACAGGCACCACGGCAAAGTTCTTCTGGGATGCGAGTGCTGAGTCGTTGGGCATTGGGACGAGTTCGCCTAGTGCTAAGTTAGATGTAAGCGGTGCAATACGTTCTACTGATAGAATATCGGCTGATGGTACTGAGGCTGCACCAGCATTCCGATTTACGACTGACAGTAATACAGGTATGTTTCCCCCTTCTGGTGGTGATGCTATTGGTTTTTCTACTGGCGGCTCAGAACGCATGCGCATCGACAGCAGCGGTAATGTTGGGATTGGGACGAATTCGCCTAACGACAAACTAACCGTGTCTGGATCAGCAGCTTATATGACGATTG